CGCTCCACCGCCAGCATATTCCCGTTGACCTTGAGGATCTTCATGTCCTCCACATCGATCTGGATCACCTCGCCAGCGTTGAATTCTGAGCCATCATCAACTGTGATCGAACTATCAGCCTCATAGATCGACCCGTTCACCAGGCTGGTCGCAGCAGTAGCCGCCGGGCTATTCTTCGAACCATTCCCTTCGGTAACATACTCCTGCTCATCCCCGATCTTCAAGATCATTCCTGGGCTGACCAGGCTGCCATTTGTCACCGCCAGCGAGGTAATCACTGCTGTGGCCTGCGTTCCGCTCAGCCCAAGCGCTGCATTTTCCTCATACTTGCCCCATCTGCCGGGGATCTCGATCCCGTCTTCATCCGCCCAGTTCCCATCCTGTGCGATCTGGATGTACGGCCCGTTTTCCCAGCACTTGTTCAACGGGTAAAGCGTGTAATCCGTCACAGCAACGCCATCATTTGTGATGGTTCCGGTGACAGCCAGCAGGTGGTCCACGTAGAGGGGTTCATCAGCGCGCAAAGGGTCCTTCCCGTATTTGCGCGTCTCACTCACCGGAATGAACAACCCGCCTTTCCTGCGGATCGTGTCGCTGGCTTCCTTGATCCGGTCCAGCAGCGTGTCCTCGAATCCCCGCAAATGCAGATCCTCGATCACCTGGTTCGCCGTGCAAAATATTTGAAAGATACCCATGTTTGCCTTTCGTTGGGGCGTATGGGTGGGGTGTTACCCCCACCCATTCCAACCAATAAACGAATTACCCGAGCAAGGTCGCGATGTGCTTCCCATTCACCGCGGCAACGCCCCAGGCCATCGCCACATCAAAGGCGATCCGGCGGTACTGCTTGTAAATGCGCACATCGAAGATCATCCCGCTCTCAGGATCCTGGATGATCATTGCGTCATCAGCCAGGTCTCCTTCAGTCGGCACCGCCGGCGGTCGAGCAACAAGGCACAGCGCGTCCCGATGGAACAGGAAGTTGCCGGTGTAGCTGTCGCCAACAGTAAGTGGGTCATTGTCCACCCAGGCCACCTTGATCCCGCTGGCACCCAGCACCAGGTCGCCTTCAGCGACCGCAAGTCCAGTGTTCACCACGTACTTGTTTGTGTCGCGAGAAGTCTTGGTGTTGGTGATGATGTCACCTGCCAGGATCGTGTTTGAGCCACCGTCTACATGAATGGTGGTTGAACCGATCGCGTAACCAGCGGTCAGGTCAACAGCATAACCGGTACCCGTTCCCTTGGTGTGCGAGACGATCTTCCCGGACTGGTGGACGTAGAATCCCTCCAGCTCAGTCAGGATCCCGCGCTTCAGCAATTCCTGACCGCTGTTGAACAGGTTCGATTGCTTGGCGCGCAGGTTTGCCACTGCAGCGTTGCTGAAGACCGCGTGTCGGTCAGAGATCGGCGCTCCGAGATCATCCAGGAACTTGGCAGCCTGCGCCATGTCGGTCAAGTCGGCCGCTGTTCCGAACGGAGCAGTCCCCGCTGTTCCGTAAGCACCGGCCGAGTTTTGCTTTGCTGCGGTGAATAGGTCGCTTTCCATCTCATTCACCAGCGTGCGCATCGATTGGGCAAAAAGTCCTTTCAACAGCGCTTGCTTGGATCCTGAATTCTCCAACCCAACCAACTCCTCGCCGGTCAGGAAGAACGGAGCTGATCGGCTTTTACTGATGGTAACAGTGCCAGCCGGGGCGCTAATGTCCGAAGGACTCGGACCGGAAGCTGCCGGTGTCACATCGCCGCCGGCAATGGCTGCGGCAACCGGGTAATTGATCGACTGACCTACTGCAGCGCGTTTTTCAGCGTCAAAGTCAGTCCTTACTGCCGGGATGAACCCGACCAATTCGCGCGAGACAGTGTCAAGCGCTTTGTAGATGATTCCGGTCAAACCGGTAAGCGTGTTGCTCATGTTCTACTCCTTAATAATTAGATAAATACTATCGAGCGATGCTGCGCGTTTTTTAGGCGCAGCGCGAAGATCCAGGAAAGCCGTTAATCGGCTGAGCTGGACTTCATTCCTCGATCAACTTCCCGTCCGCCAGCATGAACGTCATCCGGTCTGCAGCGGATAGGGCTTCAAATTCATCCCTGGTCATCTGCTTGCGGGTGCTGTTCTCACTGCCTGGAACGGGTACGAACTTGCGCGCAGCATTGTCAGGGTCATCGACCTCAGCATCGCGCGCGCTGATGTACAGCAGGTTGGCTTTCTCAGCCTCGACCTTTGCCTCGTCCAGCGCCGGGCGCAGATCCAGGGCTTTCAGCTTGCCCTCCTCTGTACCGTCTTCGAAGGCGCTGATCATTTCCTGCATGACCTCCTGCACCTTCTCGTCTGCAGCTTTCGCTGCGTCATACAACTCCTTAAGCTTTGGCATCTTCACCTCGTGGTCCAAAAATATCCAGGTAATCCCGGAGTTCACGCGCGTTCTTCTGCACTTTCTCCGCATCATTTTCCTGGCTAACGGCGGGTTCTTCTCCATTCTCGTCCTCAACCTTGAGAACAAGCCCGCCTTCCACCTCTGACCCTGAGACCTCTTCCGTCTCAATGACCTGGTCATCTTTCTCTGTATCAGATTCCTCCCCGCCGCTGACCGGGGCATCATCCGAAACATTCTCTAAGAGCATGAGATTGAGTTCGTCCTCACTCGACCACTCAGTCTCGTTGAGCAGCTCCTCTGGTACGTTCTGGTAGCTGTTCAGACAGTTCAAAACCGCCATGTTCTGCAGCTGCAGCTTGAAGGGCTTAGCTTCACCCACGCTCACCACCTCATCCACGAACCCCTTCTCCTGCGCCTGCCTGGCGGTCATCCATGTTTCCTTACTCATCATCCGTTCCAGTTCTTCCGCGTCCAGCTGAGTTTTGTTCTGGTAGGTCTCCACGATCCCGTTCTTGATCGTGTTCAGGAAGTTGATCGTGGTCTTCAGATCTTCCACCCCCCCGATGGTGATCGTCCACGGGTCATGGATCATGAAGAACGCGCTATCCTGCATCACCACATGGTCACCTGCCATAGCCACATACGTGGCCGCGCTGGCGCACAATCCATCGATCCGCGTGGTCACCTTTCCCGGGTAATTCGCGATGATCGCCCTGATCGCGCTCGCTGCGAAAACGTCCCCACCAGGTGAATGGATCCTGATCGTCACCGGCCCGCCCCCACCCAACTTTTCAAGGTCATCCTTGAACAATCGTGGGGTGATCTCATCCCCCCACCAGCTGTATTCAGAGATGGGCCCATAGAACTCAATTTCCGGTTCCCCGCTCTCACTGTTCTCAGCTGCGCGAAGGTTCCAGAACCGCTCAAATGGTTTCGCAGTTCCCTCTATGATCCTTACAGGTTCGTTCTTCATACCAAAGTCCTTTCTCTCGAGCGTTCTTTGCGAGATCCCGCGAACTCACAACGTGAGTGAGCAGGGACTTCCTTACTCTCATATTTCCCAAATACACCCACCAGCGGACCGCTCATCACCTTCACGCGCTCCGGGTGTGGTAACAAATGTTTGCCGTCCTCTTTCCACGGTCTCAAATGGTGATCCAGCGGGTAATGGAAACACGGCGCGTCATGGGAATAATCGTGAAAGTACACTCTTTCCCCCTGGTAGCAGTCCATCCCGCACAGGATCACCGGGTCGCAACCCATCCACAAAGCCAGCCATGCCGCCGTGTTTGAGCTGTAGAATCCCGTCCAAACCGGAACATCGAACTCCACGTCACTCGTCGGGTCAGGGCTCACCCTCACACCCTTGAACTTCATCACCGCGCCGAGTAATTCAGGATCTGTCTTCGGCTCATCGTTGTAGACGATGAAATCCGCTTCGATCAGTTTAAGCGCGTGGTAATTCACCGCGATGATGATCGGATGATCGCTTAGTGGCGCTTTACGCAGGTCTTCAGGCAGGCTCGGCCCGCCGCCCAACACCAGCGCCGTGGATCCCTTGAATGCGTCTTTGTAGTCGCTCATCCTGATCTTCATGGTTTCTGGTAATCCTCCAGAACCTCATTCGCCTTATTTCCTGCCGCGTCCAGGCTGCCGTCACTGAGCACCCGCGCCATGTTCGAGGGAATGTAATATGTATCGCCTCCCTCATACGCTGAGAGATCGTTCACCTGGCGCGCCTCGTTCGGGGTCATCTGCCCGCTCAAGATCATCCCTTTTAGGTATTCCGACCTGGTTTTTGCGTCCATCCACAACAATGCTTCTCGGATGAACCGCAGATATGTGTCTCCCTGTTCATCCAATTTCAACCACTTTAACCGCCCTGCCTGTTCCCATTGCACCAGGTAGGGGTTCAGCGTAGTGGAAAGGTAATCCAATTGTTGCTGGGCGTTGCTCTCATAACTCTGCTTGCCCATGTTCAGCTTGTGAAGCGGCATCCCGAAGAAGTTCGCGATCTCCGAGTCTGTTGCCGCCACGGTCTCCAGGAACTGAGCATCTGCCGGCTTCATTGTGATCGCCTCGAACTTCGTCACCCGGCTGTCCATCACTGCCACGCCGCCTGAATTCTCGCTGCCCTTCACGGCTGAGAGGTACGAGTCCTTGATTTTATCCCTCGCCTCTTTGTTCACTTCGCCGTCCACCCACAGTACCGCTGCCGGGTTCAATCCCTGTGAATGAATGTGGTCCTGTGTCTCATGCGCCCCGATCTGCCGGCCGATCGTTTCCCGCGCATACGTCAGCACGCTCTTCCCTGACAGTCCATCCGTTGAATTGATCATCAGGTGCAGGATCTCGTTGCCCGGGATATGCTCCACCTCCCCGTTCGGGAAAGTGGATTTGAACCACAATCCGCCGCTTTTATCGAATTCCGGCGTGGTCTTATCCGCGTCCAGGATGAACCACTCCCTATACCCGCTTACCGGCTCCCAGATGTACGCGTTCCCGTAGTAGATCAGCCACTGCACCACTGTCTTCTTGAACACGAACGGGGTCATCCACCGATTGGGTTGGATTTCCATCAGGTAGGCCGTGTTGCGGGTGACCCCGTTCGGTGCTACCTGGCTGATTGACCTTCCGGTCTTTTGGAAGACCTGGAACGGTAGTGACGCAATATCATCGCTCAAGATATTTCCGCAGCGGTATGCCGTGGCAATCGTCTTAGCCGTTTCTGCAGAAACATTCTTCCCGGTTTTGGTGAACAATCCCCAGGAACGCAGAGACTCCGGCCTGGTTTCCGGCTTGATGGGCGGCGCCCCAGGTTCCGGCATCGGAACGTTGCGAATCGAGCGAATGAGGTCGCTGATGATCATTGGACCCGTCCAAATCCGATCATTACGCTGAAGATCAGGAGCATCCCACCCGCGACGAACCAGATCAGGTTGGGGTACAGGATCCAAACCCCATAAAGGATCAGCGCGCACCCTGCCAGCGCTAGGAGATCATCCAGATATCTTTTCATTCAGCCCTCTTTTCCAGGATCACGTTGACGTTCCCGTCCTCGGTGTATCTGAGCTCAACGATCTTCCACGGTTTTGGCTGGTACGTCATGTACCTGCCATATTCCGGGTCAAAATGCTCAAATGTCACGGCCGTGATCGGGTTGCAGTGGGTAGGATCATGCAGAAACCCGGCCGATCCACCATAAGGTGTCTCAATATCCACCCGTCCGCCAACCTCCATCACCCGCCACAGCTCGTTCATGAACTCAATAAACGGTCGTCGTGTCCCTTGAACCGTCACGCATGTGGGTGGAATGTGCTCGAGAATATGCCAAGCTTTCGCGAATTCAACGCTCTCGCTTTCGATTGGCCACGGGTGCACGTTCAGATCATGCACAATATCAACGCCCGGCAGCGCCTGCATATCGACCCCTACAAATCCCAGGTCTTTATGATTACCACAGGCAATATCTAATCTCATCACATGCCCCAATCATCACTCAAAATCGTTGCGCTCAGATCCACAGTGCCCTGGTAATACTGCGCCCGCGCCATCGCATTGGCCAGCGCAACGATCGGATCGATCCTCTTCGTCCTCACAACGCTCTTTCCCTTATGCTCTTTCACAAACTTGATCTGCTCATTCCCGTTCTTCGCAATACTGGCGTTGCCAAACGTCCACCGCGCCACCGGGTTGTTCTCATGGGTCAGCTTTCCCTGTTTCAGCAACGTTTCGATAAGATTGATCGGACCGGTCATTACCGCATAAGTCTGAGGTACATCCACACAGGCGATATGCTCGTTTTCCAGCTCCTGCAGCAGCATCGCTGCAAATGCCCGGTCGCTGGGTACTTCCTTCACGTTGTACAGGTCATTCCACAACAGGATCCGCTTCTTCACCTCTGTGTAATCCACCACGTTTCCAGAGGTCGCCGTGATCCAGCTTCCCTTCTCCCACTGGTCATACGGTACACGGTCCGTTCGCACCCGCTCCGCCATATTATCCGCCGGGATGAAAGTGTCCCAGATCACACGCCAGTCCAGTTGCTCACCCTGGGGAGGAAACAGCGCACACAAAGCCGTCAGGTCCGTCGTGGAGGAAAGATCCATCCCCACAAAACAATCCTTCCCTGCCAGGTCATTGCGGGTCCATTTCCCCACTGTATGATCAAACAGATCGATCGGCAGCCAGGTGGTGAGCTTGGTCGTGATCCACTGGTTCAATCGCAACCACCGGAACAAACGTTCGTCTGCCGGATTGTTCCTCGCCTTGATCGCCGCTTCCCTGAACCCATCTATGGTAATAGTGTGGTCGAGGCTCGGGTTGGCTTTGTACCAATTCGCCTCGTTGTAAATATCATCGCCGTCGTAATTGAATACTGTCACGTACCAGGTTGGATCGATGATCTCCCCGGCGAGGATCTTCATCGCATAATCATGCTCTTCCCATCCGATCGATACCCGGTCCGGATCATCCCCGGCCGTTGTGATGATCCACCAGATCGGCTGCTCGCGCGCGTCGCCAGAACCTGAGGTCATCACATCCCACAGATCCCGGTTAGGCTGCGCATGCAGTTCATCGAAAATACAACAGCTCACATTCAGGCCATGCTTGGTATAAGCCTCGGCCGATTCCACCTTGTACACCGACCCAGTCCGTTTATCCTGGATCTCTTTCCTGGAATCCGTGATCTTTGCCCGCTTGTCCAGCACCGGGTTCTGCGCGATCATATCCTTCGCCACGTTGTACACCAGAGACGCTTGCGCCCGGTCCGCCGCGCACCCATAGATTTCGCCGTTCATTTCGCCGTCCGCGAACAGGTGATACAACGCAGCACCCGCCGCGAGCTCGCTTTTTCCGTTCTTCTTCGGGATCTCGATGTACACGAACTTAAACTGCCTGGTGCCATCCTCGCGCAGCGTCCCGTACACCTCACGAACGATCTTCCCTTCCCAGGGCAGCAGTTTAAACTGCTCACCGTGGAACCTGCCCTTCGTGTGTTTTAAATTCTCGAAGAACGTCACTGCGCGTTCTGCATGCGCCTGGCTATACATCATCCCTCCCAGGCTGCAGGCAATGACTAAAACTAGAAAGAGCTTGAGTAAATTCCTCATGCTTCATCATCCGCTGGTTCACCACTCTTCACCGGTACCCGCGTGGGCAGCCTGTTCAGCAGCTGCTCGAACGGATCCTCGGGTGGTTCATCGAGCTTCGTCTTCGGGGCAGCTCCTGCCCGGGCTTTTGGTGTCAGGTACAGGCTCTGGCGCAATTTCATGAGCAAGTCTCTCTTCCGGTCTGCCCGGCTGTCAAGCTGCACCACCTCATTGGTCGCGTCAATCACCCTGCTTGCCACTTTCGCAGCCCCTTCGATATCGCCTTTCTTACGCAGCTTCTCCAGCTCCTTGGCCAATACCAGCATTGAGTCGTATGCCGCCCGCCGCATCTGGTCAATCTCCGACTTCTGTTCCTCAAGAATGCAGTAGTCGATCAGCTGGTCCATATCCAGCCTGGTAACAACCACCGCTTCAACCTTGTCGTACTCCCGTTTCATCCGCCGCCAGGTTGCCTGCGCCACAGGGTGATCCTTCAGCCTCGCGGGCATCGCCGGCAGCTTCGTGCCACCAGTCAATGCCTCTTCCTGGGCAGCTCGCTGCTCGATTTCCGGCTTTGTCGCGTGCCGGGTGTGAAGTCCTACAGGCTTAGGCGCTGGCATATATTCCTGGATTTCTCACATTGGGAGAAAAATTCGCAAAGATGAGGGCGCGCGGTTTAACTTTTAGATTTAAAAACTTTTTCATGCCCCTCCCCCTCGCGCGGAAAAATTAATCTCCGCCGCCGTCTTCTTCGCATGACATGAATGGCACAACGACTGGAACGGACCTCGGAAGAACAG